ATATCAAAACGTTGCCTCAATCGTTTCACCAATTGACCGAAATGAAAGGTTTGATCGCTGGAAACAACAACGAAGGCGCGTATTTCGTCCGGCCCGAGGTTAGCAATCTGGTCACGAAAAAAAAAGTTTGAGAGCTCGCCCGTTCGTCAGTTCGCTGGCAGTGTTACCATTGGCACCGATCGCTGGGAGGAGCCTGCTGACTTTGATGAAGTCGAGGACGGTTGGGCCGACGAGGTCGCAGCAGTTACCGAGACCGACGAAAACAAAGTCAATTTGTTGGCTGTCGATGTTCACGAATTGCGCGCCAATCCTCGAGCGTCCCAAAAGATTCTTGAGGATACTGCTTTCGACATTGAGGCATGGCACGCCGGAAAAGTTGGTGAGAAGTTTGGCCGTAGTGAGGCAACTGCATTTGTGGTTGGAATCGGCGCTTTGCGGCCTCGAGGTTTCACGACCTATGCCAACGGAACGGCCTATGGACAAGTCGAGCAAAATGTCTCTACTGTTGCCGCAAGTTTCAAGGCCGACGATTTGATTGATTTGCAATATTTTTTGTTCGACGCATATCAAGCAAACGCCCGTTATTCCATGCACCGAACTACTGCGCGGACCGTCCGCAAATTCAAGGACGGCGAAGGGCGATACCAGTGGTCATTAGAGGGAAACCTCAACGACGGATTTCAAATGATATTATTAGGCAAACCCATGCATTGGGCTAGCGACATGGCTCAGGTTGGCTCAAGCAATATCGTAGTCGCCTATGCGGATTTCAAGCAATTCTATATCATCGTTGACCGAATCGGAATCAGCGTGTTGCGTGATCCGTTTTCCGCAAAGCCGCATGTTGAGTTTTATACTCGCAAGCGTGTCGGTGGTAGTTGCCGCAATTTCCAAGCTGGAAAATTGTTGGTTTGCGGAGCGTAATTGATTGGAAGGCCGGCGGCTTGACGTAACTGTTGGGCCGCCTTTGAAAGTTTAATTTTCAACTGGGAGTGTAATATGAAAGACATGTTTAATGACATTGAAACGCGAGTCGCTATAGAGGCGCAGGCCTTAAGCGGAACCAGCGATTTGACCGGTCAAATCATCGACCGTCAAGGGTTCGAATCGGTGACTTTTGTTGTCTCTGCGGATGCCATTGCGGCCGCTGATTTGGACACGCTGTTGAACATCGAAGACGGTGACGACTCGGGCCTTTCCGACGCTGCTGCCGTTGCCGATGCCGACTTGATTGGAACCGAGGCCAACACCGCAATCGCCGACACCGACGACAAGGTTTCGAAGCGCATCGGTTACAAAGGCGGAAAGCGTTTTGTACGCGCAAACCTGACCGTAACCAACAACGACGGAACCGACGTTTTTTCTGGTATTTGTATTTTGGGTCATGCCAATGTCATGCCGGTAACAGCGAACTAAAAACTTTTAACTGGGAGCAACCCATGAGCGAATTTTTATTTAGATATATATGCATTATGCTTTTGGTGTTCATGGTAGCGCATGACACCTATGGGGCAGCAGAAAATGTGTCGAATGTTCCGGTCGGGGTCATCCAGGGCGGGACGGAATTGTACGTCAATGTTGGCGGTTCGATCAAGGTTCGGAATGTCAACTATTTTCAATCGACAATGTCAATCATCGACATTTCAACGGCTGGAAATACGGCATACAACCTTGCAAGACATGCCGGAACTATTGCCTCGATTGTTTGTGTGAATGAAGCGTCAATCACCGAGGACACGGCGCTTTCGGCGGCAATCAACGGGGTTTTGGTCACGGGCGGAACCGTGACGATTTCCTCGACGGCAACGTCGGCACCCTATGCTGAACACACGGGAACGCCGACGGCATTGAATATTGTTGCACTCCATGACGTCTTGTCGATGTCAACCGCTGGTGGGTCGTTGATTACGACCAACGCGCATTGCACGATGTTTTTGACACCGTAAAGGAGTTTTTGCGATGCCGATCAAATTGCTAACGGTCCCGGCGGCTGAGCCTATTTCAACCGCCGAGGCCAAACTCTATTTGCGTGTTAGCGGTGCCGCCGAGGATTCACTGATTGCACTCATGATCAAAGCCGCCCGGCAACAGGTCGAGGAATATATTCAACGATCATTGATAACTCAAACGTGGGATTTGTTCCTTGATTCGTTTCCCTCTCAAGTCGATGGTTTGTGGTGGGACGGTGTTGTTCAAGGTAGTCGGCGGGAATTATTCGGGGATGCAATTGACGTTGAGATACCTCGCCCGCCTTTGATTTCCATTGTCCATGTGAAAACCTTCGCGCCGGATGATACCGCAAGCACGTTTGCGGCAACCAACTATACGGTAGATACCGTAAAAGATCCGGGCCGAATCGTCCTGAAAATAGGCTCGGTCTGGCCCTCTGATTTGAGGTCTGGAAACGCGGTCAACATTCAATTCACCGCGGGCTATGGAACGACCGGCGCGACCGTTCCGTCGACTCTTATAATGGCGATGAATCAAATCCTTGGAAATCTCTATGAACATCGGGGCGACGAAACTGTCGACATGCCTGACAACGTCAAGCGGTTGTTGAATCCGTACCAGGTCTATCACATTGGTGAAATTCATCCGACGCAAAGGCGGCGGTTTTGAAAGGGTTTCGCGTAGGATTCTTGCAACATCAAATAAACATCCAGACACCGACAAGGGTTGCCGACGGTGCCGGCGGTGGAACGATCACCTGGGCGAACCATGCCGCAAACGCCTGGGCCAGCATCGAGCCATTGGGCGCTAGTCAAGCATGGTGGGCCAAACATCTTGAACACCGAGTGACCCACGTGATTCACGTCAGGTATGAAACTAGTTTCACCGATGCCGTGACAAGCGACATGCGCGTCCAGTTTGGCACCCGTATTTTTCACATCCAGGGGATCAAGAATATCAAGGAAAACCGCGAATTCCTCCAGCTAATCTGTGAGGAAGGAAAGGCGGCGTGAATGGCGAACAAAATCAAGATCAACAAGAAGGCGCTGAAATCTAAGGTCGAATTGATCAAGCGAAAATTGAATATTAAGATCATGGAACGCCAATTGCACAAGGCCGTCAAGCTTGCGACCATAGAGGCGCACGCCGAGGTAGTTCGCGGAGTCGCCAAGAAATCCAGCGGTGCAAGGGAAACCCGTTATAACCCTAGGCGAAACGTTGTTGTTTCCAGGCCGGGCGGAACACCGAATATTGATTTCGGAACGTTCATCAAATCGATTCAATTCGAGGTGAAAAAACGCAGCGGATTCGTTGGGACCAACGACGAGCGCGGCCCGTGGTTTGAGTTCGGCACCAAAAATATGAAAGCCCGACCTTGGTTGAACCGGGGCGTCAAAAGGGCGCGCCGCAAAATGAAACTTATTTTTCGCAAAATCAAAATCAAACCGTTTGGGCGTGCAGCGTGAGCACGCTCATGGTCGACCTGCAAACCAAGATTTTTTCATTGCTGGATGCGGATGCCACGCTGACGACTACCCTAGGGGTGTCGGTCTATGATCATACGCCGGACAACGAACCGTACCCTTTCGTGCAGGTGGGCGAGGATACTTTCGACGATTGGTCGGCTCATGATTTCGACGGCCGGCAGGTCACTTTTCAAATCCATACCTGGACCCAGGGCGAGGGCCGCAAAACCTGCAAACAAATCCAGGATCGGGTATATACGATTTTGAACAATATAGACCTTGCAATCACTGGAACCAAAACGATAGCCTTGCGGTCTGGCACGACTACAACTATGCTAGACCCAGACGGGCGAACGCATCACGGTGTAAATAGTTTTGACTTAATAATTGTGGAATGTCCTTGAACTAACTAATTTTGACTGGGAGGAAATACTATGGCAGGACCAAAAGGCGGAAAAGATTTTTTGCTCAAGAAAGAGGACGACCCGGCTGGTTCGGCAGTCTATACGACCATTGGCGGGTTGCGAAGTGCATCCATGTCACGCGAGGCCGCAGAGATTGACGTGACCAATCACGGCTCGAATCAAAACAAGGAAATTTTGAATTCGGCTGGCATCAAAGCAATGACTGTCAGCGGTGAGGGCGTGTTCACTGACAGCGCGGTGTTAACAGAATTAGAGGACGCGCATGTCAATCAAACGTTGACAAGTTTTCAAGTTGTCGACGCTGACAGCGGGCGAACATACACCGCGGATTTCAAGATCTTGACTTTCGAACGTGCGGGCGAATACAGCGGGGAGCAGACCTATTCAATTTCCTT